GGGCGACAGCACGGAAGTCTTTGTGATGTAGCTCGATGGGTGGGGGATCCATGCGGAAGTTCATAGTAGGTCTATCTTCCCACGGAACGGAACGCCAGCCTCCAACTCGAAGCAGGTGAGTGCTGGTGTGCTGTCACCTCCTCCGCCTTGTGTTCTTGTGTACCAGTCTGACCCGTTGTCGAGTGTGCTGGCTTGTATCCACCAGCGTTCGGTTCCCTCTGTGCCGGAGAACTGTTCGCACCTATGGTGGTGGAAGTGACCGGACACCATGAGTGTTGCTGCTGCAAGATAGGTGTCATTGAACACGGCCTTCGACCAAAACAGTTGGAACGCATCAGGCCTAGCAACCTGGTGACCGTGGATAGCTCCGAGGATGTGTGAACCGTCGCCGAACACGTCGAACGCGAACCCCTCATCGTGAGGTTGCGGGATAAGCCAACGTTCCACCGGGAGCCCAACCTCGGTGGCGAGGCGTCGAACCTGTTGCAGAATGACAACACCCCAATCGTCAACACCGGGTCGGCCCACAGTTTGCTTCTGCACACGGTACTGGCAGTGATTCGAGGCAACGGATCCGTAGGTGACCGGGGCGTACTTGCAGGCGAGCTTTATCAAATCCCAGATGAGTGCTGCAGCCAGGTCTGTCTGTTGCATCGGTGACAGCGTGTTCGACGTCACTTGCTCCATGTCAGCCTTGTTGCTTATCCCCTCCACGATGTCGCCCATGTCGAGGATGACAATCTGGTCGTAGTTCCCCTGCTTGAGTTTCTGCTCGATGCGGGCGTAACTGGCATGGATACGGGCGATGCTTTCCTCGTGACCGCCTCGGCTGCCGAACTTACCAATCTGGAAGTCTGCGGGTGCTATGACGTAGGTGCGAGAGTTGCCGGACTTTTTCACCGGCTTCACCTTTGTACGTTTCGCCTGCGCGTACAACGTCGGCAAGTCTAGGTCTGTCACCTTCTTGCGGAAATGGAACCGGTACGCGGTCAGCCACTCCCCATCCCAGCGTTGCCACTGTGACGTTCGAGGTGTGCCAACAATCTCGTACTCGTCAGCCGGGTAACCGCGTGCCTCTAGGAACTCGTCAAAGTTCGGGGCATCCGGTAGACCTTCGGTTGTTGCTGTGCCTTCGTTCCCGTCGAACTGTAGACCGGGGCGAAAGTCTTTTGGTGCTGTTACCTTCTGAGCTGGTTCCAAGTTCTCAAGCATGTTTCCACCTTACTTGCAGGAGCAGAGTTTGTGACGATGTTTGCGAATAGCCTTCTCCGAGATACGCAGGCCACGATCCGTTAGGGCGCGGGCGAGCGGGGTGTGACCCCAAGCCTCCTGGTTGGTCAGGGCGTTGCCGAGAATGGTTTGGTCGGCCTCGTCAAGCTTCCCCAGGAGGGTTCGGACAGCGCACGGAGTAACGTACTCCGGTGGGTGCATATCCTCAAGCATCAGCCCTGGTCGTGTCAATGAGCTTGTACGCCACCTCGAGGAACCACGGGTTCAGGTTGCGGGTAGTAGCGCACTCCTTCAGGGCGTGAGCGAGGGCGTTGCGGATCTGGTCGAAGTCCTCATCCCAGACGAGTTTGTCATCCTGGAGTAGTTGTGCTGCGAGGGTGTAGGGCTCGAATAGTTCCTCGCTGATTTTGAGGGCTTGCTTGTGCAGTGTTGCTTGAACGTTAGACATGGTGTCCTCCTTTGTAGGTTGTTAGGAGTTTATTCCGGGAGGTCTAGGAAATCGAAGGATTGAAACGCCTCGTTATCAAACTGTGACAATTCGTTGACACGCACGAAAGCACCAGGTTCACGGCTGTCTGCGTACACCTTCCAGGCCAGGGTTCGGATTACCTGCGAATCATCGTCATAAACAACACCCGTCAGCGAGTCACCAACCCCGCGAATGAGCTTGTCCAAGTCAGGCGGAACCGTAGGATATGGGCGTTTCACCGTAGACACAGAAGAAGGCCGGTCAAGGTAGAACATAACTTCCAACTCAACCGGCCCTGACACGCGAGCCCAACCGCTTACGGTGACCGCGTGCTCTGCAGCTTCCCTGACCGCAGACCTCCATGCTGGAAGAAACTTGCTGGATTCTATAAACCTGTTGTTCCCAATGCTCTTTTTTGAACCTTGAGGAGCGGGTCGGCCTAGAACATCAAACGTTATCTCCACGCCCTCCAGGGTAGCGTTTCGGCTTCACAAAACTCATTAGAACCGCCAGACACAACAGAGAGCCGAAAACCCATCCGAGAACACTCGTGACGTTCGTTTCGACCTGATACGCGAGGAGCAGGTAATTGATACCCATAGCGAAGGCGAGGATACGACCAAAGTTCTCCATCAGAATGGGGCTTCCTCGGTGATACCGCCAGGAGTAGCAACAGGCCACACCTCGTTCAGTGCAGCATGACCGGACTTCTCCACAACCTGGTTAGCTGCAGGCTCGACAGTCTGAGCGCGTACCTTGATTGAGAAGCCGGAGGATCCGTCACGCTTCTGAAAGACGTTCGTGCCGGTGATCCTGCCGGTCACGACAACCTGTTTAACACCGTCGAGCGGTGCCCTGTTATCCGTGGTCACGTCGTAAATTGTCTTATCGACGGTTTCCCACTCGTCTTGGTGATTCTTTTTCCTGACATCGACAGACACCTTCAGTGCGCGACCCCACTCAAAATCCTTCACATCGTTGAGCCAACCGGTCAACTGAATCTGTGCTTCATTCTTAACCATTACTTACCCTTCCTTATCGAATCCGATAACATGCGCGATATTCGTGCAGTCATTATGCCCGCAAGCTCTGACACCAGGGAAGATAGGCTTCCCGTCGTCGTCGATTGGGGTGATCTCGTCGGCTGCAAAGAAGCCATGCCAAGGCATACACTTCCCGTCAGCTGTGAGAGAAATAGTTTGCACTTTTCGTGCCCTACAGCTCGCGCAGAGAATAACCTTCCCCCGCCTGCTCGATACAGTCCAACGGTAACCGCAACGCTCACACTGAACCTCCGGCATCTAACGACCTACGGGCAATCTCGAGCTGGGCTTCTGTGAACTCATAACGCTTCACCCTAGCCGGTTTCCTCGGAGTTTTCACGCGCTTCGGCGGTGTGTACTCAGCCTCCGGTGCCGGAGCCTCCACCCGTGCCAACATGCGCTCACGAGCCCAATAATCCTCAGCACGTTTCCCCAGCCGTTTCTTCATCATGATCTGCTCCCACTGGTCAGGGTGCTCCTCACGCAGTTTCTTCAAGTCAATGCCGAGCTCCTCAGCCCAGAGAACCCGCCTGTGATTCGTAATCATCGGATCCTCACAAGAAGTACCGAATCCCGTACCGGGTCACGCCGGTCAGCATCACACACCAACGCAATCGCATCAGCAGACAACGGCTCAACACCGCCCTCAATGTAATACGGCAGAATCTCGGTCATTCTTCAATACCCTTTCAAATCGGCGAGCCCGCTCCAGCTCAGCAATATATTCAGTCCGGCCATAACGCCACAGCAAGCGCGACATTGTAGGAACGCTGCGCCCTAACTGCTCACAAGCCATCACAGCGCTCATCCCGTTCGTGACAAGCCACTCGTACTCATCGCAAACCTCGCCACCCTTCATGCTCGGCATCACCAAGCCTCCTTCGCCTTATAGACGTGAGTCATAGCCCACGAGTGTCGGTCATCAACCCGCATATAGTCAGCCTGCGCGAAAATCAGAGAACAACAATCCAAGCACTCCAGGATTCGAAGGTTGTGCTCCTCGCAGATAGGTTGCGGATCTGACTTCCAATCAGCCTCCTCCAACTGTCTAGCCTCAGACACTAATTGCTCATCAGCTTTCGACTTGGCACGCTTAGCACCAGCCACAACATGACCGACATTCAAATACACGTCAGGCTTCTGCCTGAAATGCTCCTCGACGGCCTCCGTAGCGTAGACCGGAGCAACATCCTTCAACATTGCAGCCCAAGCCTCAACGACATCCTCAGATATCTTCCGCTGATCTAAAATTGACACCAAAGTCAATAGCGCTCTCGCTTGTACTTTGTCCACTTGATTCCACCTCTTTCTGTTCTCCTCGTAATAATTGCATGGATGCTCGGAAGTTCTCAACATTACGCTCCGAGTTTGTTTTGTCTTTGTCCCGTTTCTTATAGGGCTCATCTTCCCAACGCTCTTGATTCAACCAAGTAGTCGCCAGCGGTGTGAAGTCATAAGGCCGGTGGGGATCGTCACGGAAGCTCCGAACCCTATCCAGCAAATAATCCGGTTGCACTTTGTCGAGTGCTTTTTCGTAAGCCTTAGCTGCAGCACCTTTGCCTCGCTTGAGCGGGTAAGCCTGCCAGAAATCATTGAAGTGAACTTGTAACTCGTCAGGAGAGTAATTCTTAACTTCTGTTTTTCTAGTTAACTGGTCTTCTTTAGGCTTGGTCTTCTTATGCGCCTTGTTAGCCTTCGTAGGCTGAACCTTCGTAGGCTCAACCTTCGTAGGTTCCCAGGCCACCCCTGTTGGGTCGGTTGTTGTGTAGTCATATCCCGCTAGGAAGCCTTTTTCGTTGTGAACTTGCTCCTCGGATCGCTCGAGATAACCGTGAGCCATCAGCTCATTGATTATGCGTCGAACTTTGTCACGACCTATGCCGTTGACGTGAGCGAGTGATTGCAGCGAGATTCGCCAGCCCTCGGTGTGACTCAGCAGCTGCGCGTAAAGACCGCGAGCCTCGAGGCTTAGCCTGCTGTCCCTGAGATATGAGTTAGGGATCTGAGTGAAGTGATCATCAAAATCATGATGGCCTCTGATAAGTGCCATTGTGCTCCATTCCCCGGCTTATCCCGTAGAATGGAATCCGCCGGTAGTGTAGTTACCGGTATTTATGTGAGGGTCGGAGTGTGAGCTTCGGCCCTCACTCTAACTATACCGTTAGAACGGTTGGTCGCTCCAAGTGCTCAAAACCTTACCACCATCAGGCAGCAGAAAATACCACTTGAACACGGTGCAATCGAACACTGGCATCTCCAGGCGCTCCCACACCGGCAGTTTGTGACCCCAACCCCGAGCCGACGCAGCCAACTCAGCATCCGACTCCATCAGCCCGTTCCATGACGAGCAAATCATCATCAGATTATCCGGCGTATCCAAAAGTTTCGACCCACCCATGCCACGATTCTTCCGGTGATGAGGAACCAAATCCTCCTCAACCCCACAATGCCAACAATGACTGTCGCGTGCTTGCACGAGCTTGAGGACTTTCTTCGGCACCGCCATAAAGCTAGTTTATACTTAGGGCGGGGATGATATGGGTTCGACGTTAGGCAAAACGGCATGTCCGAGCCGAGCGGAGGCGGGTTCGATTCCCGCCATCTCCACAAATATAGTACCCGTGCCATATTCGCGAACATAGCAATTTGCAAAGCTCTAACCTTACAAACTTGAGCACCGCCCCAGGGAATCGAACCCCGACCCACGCTTTTGGAGAGCGTCATGCAGCCATAACACCTGAGCGATAAATGTTGCTCTAATCCCAGGTTAGCAACACTTCGGAGGCTAGGTGAGGGTAAGGAATAATCCTTACTTATCGTCAGAATCAGATAAGGGTGCCTTATCGGGATTCGGCAATGGCTCGAAATCCTCCAGCTCCTCCAACCAGCGAAGAAACTCGTCACCGTCATCAAACTCCGCCACAGAAGTCCTCACAGCTTCATCTCCGCCTGCACCATCTTCGCAGCAGTCGCCTGCGCCATAATCGCGCTTTCAATTGCCCTCAGCTTTGCTCGAACACGATCCACCTGCGCTTTAGCAAGATCGCGTGCAAGCCTCGCATCCGACGCCTCAAGTTTGGCTTTCGCCTGCCTTTCTGCAACCGAGCCTGAAGCCGATATAAACGCCCGAGCCTCTGTTGTGTCGAGCTGATTCTCACATCGAGCCAAAAGTTCCAAAACCTCCGCATAAACCTCAACCCCTTTCCTGTTCTCCGCTGTAAGTTCAGCGAGTTCTTGCACTATCTGTGACGCAATCACACAACATCACCAA